TCTTTAATGAAGAAACCAACAACTATAATATAATACTCTTAAACGCAATCAAAGAGCGCATGGAGTTTCCGGACTTAAAAGAAAAAGTCTTGAATGAGTATAAAGATTGGGAACAAATTATAATGGGGAATACTTTGCTATTGGTGTGGGTGGTGCCCTCGCTGGTCGTGGGGCTGATTTGTTTATCATTGATGATCCACATTCCGAGCAAGACGCCAAGTTGGGAAGAGCGGATGTTTTTCTGCCTGCTTGGGAGTGGTTTCAGTCTGGTCCAATTCAACGTCTTATGCCTGGGGGCGCGATCATTGTTGTAATGACTAGGTGGTCTAAGCTTGACTTAACTGGTCAAATAGTAAACCAAATGATTAAGCAAGAAGGTGTAGATGAGTGGGAAGTTGTTGAATTTCCAGCAATATTAAATGAAGGCACTGAAAAAGAAAGAAGCTTATGGCCTGAGTTTTGGCCTTTAAAAGAATTAAGAGCTAAGAAAGCTGCATTAGATATACGATATTGGAATGCTCAATACTTACAAAATCCAGTATCAGAAGAAGGCGCTTTAATTAAAAGAGAGTGGTGGAAGATATGGGACAAAGAAAATCCGCCAAGTTGTGAGTTTACGATAATGAGTCTAGACGCAGCACAAGAAGCTAATAACCGTGCTGACTATAATGCATTGACTATGTGGGGCGTATTCTTTAATGAAGAAACCAACAACTATAATATAATACTCTTAAACGCAATCAAAGAGCGCATGGAGTTTCCGGACTTAAAAGAAAAAGTCTTGAATGAGTATAAAGATTGGGAACCTGATGCGTTCATCGTAGAAAAGAAATCAAACGGTGCTGCATTGTATCAAGAGATGCGACGTATGGGTATTCCTGTCAGTGAGTTTACACCGGGTAAAGGACAGGATAAAATATCTAGAGTTAATGCTGTCTCCGATTTATTCCGTTCTGGAATTGTATGGGCTCCTGAGCATAGATGGGCAAAAGAAGTCATAGAAGAGTGTAATGATTTTCCAAGTGGGGCAAATGATGACTTGGTTGACTCTACTACAATGGCGTTAATGAGATTTAGACAGGGTGGGTTTATTAGATTACCTAATGATGAGCCTGAAGAAGTATATGGGTTCAGAGGTAATACTAAAAAATTGTACGCAATATAAGGATTAAATTATGGCAAATATGGATAAAGGTTTATATCAACTCCCTCAAGGTATGACAAAAGAACCTACACTTGAAGACGCAGCGATGGAAATAGCAGTAGAGGATCCGGAATCAGTAACGATTGGCGTGGATGGCTTAGAGATTGAATTAGAACCAGGTAAAGAAATTGATGATGAGTTTAATGCTAACTTAGCAGAAGAACTTGATGAAAGTGCATTAACACAACTCTCAGGCGATTTAATTGGCGAATATGATGCTGATATATCATCCAGAAAAGATTGGCTAACTACCTATGTAGACGGCTTAGAATTATTAGGTCTTAAAGTAGAAGACCGTACAGAACCGTGGCCCGGTGCTTGCAATGTATACCACCCCTTAATGACAGAAGCGCTGGTTAAGTTCCAAGCTGAAACGATGATGGAAACATTCCCTGCAGCAGGCCCAGTAAAAACACAACTCATCGGTAAACAAACTAAAGAAAAAGAAGACGCTGCCGAACGTGTAAAAGATGATATGAATTATCAACTCACGGATATGATGCCGGAGTATAGACCTGAGCATGAAAGAATGTTATGGGGACTAGGTTTATCAGGTAATGCATTTAAGAAAGTGTATTATGATCCATCATTAGAACGTCAAGTGGCGATGTATGTACCTGCAGAAGATATTGTAGTTCCATACGGCGCATCTAACTTAGAAACAGCTGAACGTGTAACTCATGTTATGCGTAAGACTAAGAATGAAATTCGTAAATTACAAGTAGCAGGATTTTATCGCGACGTAGATTTAGGTGAACCGTTTTTAGACATTGATGAAGCTGAGAAAAAGATTGCTGAAAAACTTGGCTTTAATCCTACAGAAGATGATCGCTTTAAGATTCTTGAAATGCATGTACTTCTTGATATCCCAGAACTTGAAGATAGTGAAGACGGTATTGCATTACCTTATGTAATTACGATTGAAAAAGGTACAGGTACAATTTTAGCTATACGTCGCAATTGGGATCCAGAAGACAAATTAAAAGCTAAACGTCAACACTTTGTACACTACGGTTATATACCTGGCTTTGGTTTTTATTGCTTTGGTTTAATTCATTTGATAGGTGCCTTTGCTAAATCAGGTACGATGATCTTACGTCAACTTGTTGATGCGGGTACTTTATCAAATTTACCAGGTGGTATGAAGTCACGTGGTTTACGTATTAAAGGTGATGATACACCGATTGCACCAGGTGAATGGAGAGATGTAGATGTACCATCCGGTGCTATCAGAGATAATATTTTACCTCTACCATATAAAGAGCCTTCACAAGTTCTTAATCAATTAATGAATCAAATCATTGAAGAAGGTAGACGCTTTGCATCAGCTGCGGATATGAAAGTATCTGATATGTCAGCTAACTCACCAGTGGGTACTACACTAGCTATTTTAGAAAGAACTCTCAAAGTGATGTCAGCTGTACAAGCTCGTATTCACTATGCAATGAAACAAGAGTTCAAATTATTAGCAGGTATTATTCGTGATTACACTCCAAAAGAATATTCATACGAACCTGAAATTGGTGATAGAAGAGCTAAACAGTCTGATTATGATTGTTGTACAGTTATTCCTGTATCTGATCCAAATGCTGCAACCATGTCACAAAAAGTGGTGCAATATCAAGCTGTAATGCAAATGGCTCAAGCTAATCCACAAATCTATGACCAAGTAGAACTTAATCGTCAAATGCTAGAAGTATTAGGTGTTAAGAACATTGGAAAACTTATTCCTAGCGCAGATGATAAAAAACCTAAAGATCCTGTATCTGAAAACATGGACATTATTAATGGTAAACCTGTTAAAGCATTTATCTATCAGGATCATCAAGCTCATTTATCAGTTCATATGGCGGCTATGCAAGATCCTAAGTTAATGCAAATGATGAGTCAGAACCCAAAAGCTCAAATGATACAAGCTGCAGCATTAGCACATATCAATGAACACATTGCGTTTGAATATAGAAAACAAATTGAAGAGCAACTTGGTGTTCCACTACCTAAACCGGATGAGAACTTACCAGAAGATGTTGAAGTAGAATTATCTAGATTAACTGCAGCGGCAGCACAAAAACTGTTAGCTAAAGATCAAGCAGAAGTTCAACAACAACAAGCTCAACAACAGCAACAAGATCCGTTGATCCAAATGCAACAACAAGAACTTCAATTAAAAGCACAAGACTTACAAATTAAAGCTCAAAAAACTCAAGCTGATATACAACTTGAGCAACAAAAACTTGAATTTGAAAAACAAAAACTTCAGTCTCATGAAAGACTTGAAGGCGTAAAAATAGGTGCTAAAACAACGATTGATAAAGAAAGATTACAAACAGATCAAACAATACAAGGGGCACGTATTGGAATGGAAGCTGAGTTTAAGAAAAAAGAAATGCAACATAGAAAACAAGAAATGACTGTGAATGCTATTGATAGATTAATGGAACACGGGCATAAAGTCGAAGATAGAAAATTAACAAAGGAACAAAAACAACCCAAGGAGTAACACATGGATCAAACGCTAGAGCTATTACTGTCTCGAATAGAGGATCAGCGCAAAACAGTTTTAATGAATTTAGGAGACGGAGCAGCAAAGGATTTTGCTTCGTACACTAATATGACCGGATATATACGAGGTTTATCCGTTGCAGAAAGTTTGATTAAAGACCTCGCACAAAGAATGGAGACTTACGACGATGAGTGATCAAATACTCACAATGAATAAGAATTTGGTTGATGCTAATGGTCGACCGATTGTTATTCCAACGCTAGACGCGGTAGACGCAGAAGATATACCAATTGAAGATAGAGGGTTACAGTTACCTGAGCCTAAAGGATACAAGATACTTTGTGCAATTCCTGATGCTTCAGAAACATATAAAGGTGGTATTGTAAAAGCAGATTCAACTAGAACTATAGAAGAACATTCAACTGTAGTTTTATTTGTAGTAAAAGTAGGTGACTTAGCTTATAAAGATGAAGTCAGATTTCCTACAGGTCCATGGTGTAAAGAGGGTGATTTTGTTCTAACACGTGCATACGCAGGTACTAGATTTAAAATCCACGGAAGAGAATTCCGCATTATTAACGACGATACAGTTGAGGGGGTTGTTCAAGATCCTCGCGGCTATACTCGCGCATAAGGAGAAATAAATGGCTACTGAAACAAAAGATGGCATTGTATTTGAATATCCAGATGACGATGAAATTTCAGGTAATAACTTACCTGATGAAAAAGAAGTTGATTTAAGTCCTAAAGAAGCTGAACCTAAAGAAGTTAA